AGAGGATTCAGACTTTAACTCAATAAAATACACATTTAAACCTTCTGACATAAATTTCTCTGCAATCTGAATGGCATTCTTTAATGCATCTGCATCCAGGCAAATATAAATATTTTTAACTCGTTCTTCTATTATCTTTTTTTGAAGCATTGGTTGTATGATCTTCCCAAACAATGGAATTGCATTTCTTTTAATTGCAATTGCATCAAATGATCCTTCACATAGTATAATCGGTTCTGCCCAATTAATAAACATTCCGAACCCAATTATATCTTTAGATATTTTAGGATTTTTATGTTTTTGTGTATCTCGAGAATAATAAGCTCTACTTACAAAATAATTTAATTGACCGTCTGTATCATAGCTAGGTATAATTATTTTTCCTGAATACTCTCCGGACTCGCAATATCCAATTCGATATTTAATGATATCAAATATTGTGATACCACGTTTAGTTAGATAATGTATTGCATTTTTAAAGTCCGGAGTATTTTTATTAATCCAAAGTGGTCGATATGCTTCCGGTAATTGAATTACTTGTACTTGTTCAGTTGTTGGAGTATTAGATCGATATCTAGTAGTTTCTATAATTCGATTTAATTGCTCAAATTTTTCTCGGGAAAGATTTAATTGTTTGAATAAGGTATTAATACTTCTACCTTTTTTATCAGATATCCAACAGTGCCAAGCATTTTCGCCGGCGTGGTTAGTATTAATATCAATTTCTAATTTAGGTTTGTAATGAGAAACGAATGGAGAGAAGAATGCGATATTATCACCAGATGTAGATTTTCCTTTACCTAATACTGATTCTAATAACTGTAATAACTTAATGTTCTTCATTAATATTAATATAATGAAAATTCATCAGTATTCAAAGTTATTTATTTATTATATTAAATAATATATTAATAATTTTAGTCAGACACATACATTAACATTTCTGGTCTAACGATCAATTCAATACTGAATTAATCAATTAATTAAATAAACTTAATTTCTTACTAGAATATATTGATTTAATTTCACAAATCAAACCTTTATTCAAAGAATTTTTTAGTATTGATAATTTCAGCATCAGATTTAACGCATTCATCGAACCATTCTGCAGGAATAATTTTCTTACCAACGTGTGTAATACCCAGTTTATTTGCGTATGCTTCATACGTAGTTTTACTGCCTTTTGAAATTTTCTGTGTAGGAGCTTGAAACACCATGCGGATATCAATCCCTGGATTTGATGCTAATACATGTTTCATTTTTAAACGATCTATACTAGTCCAACGGCCTTTTGTTTCAATATACATGATTTCACCATTCTTTTTAGTAAATATAAAATCAGGAGTATACTTAGCAGCACGTTCTGGTACAATATAATTTAATATTTTTGTTTCGTAATTCAAAGGAAAATCACAACTTTTTATTTGTTCTGCAACAATTTGTTCTAAGCCAGATTTATATCCATACTTTAATGCAATTGCTCGAGTAGAATTTCCAGAGCTGTGATAATGATTTTTTGCCATAACTTTTATTATTTTAATGTGTCAGTTTTTACCCAAAATCTAGATCCATTTGGGAATAGTAAGTCAGTGTATTCTTTAGTTGTGCTAATACCCATGTATTTGCATGCAGTTGGATTATTTGCAGGAATATAAGCAGTTTTACCAGGTGTAGTCGATTTAATAAATGATCCGTTTTTATATGTATATAGTGGAATTTTAGCAGACGGAGTTTTAAATTTAACAGCTGTTCCTTTTGCTTTTTTCTTTGGTGCTGGTACTGCTGGAGTAACAACAGATGGTTCTTCTGTAGGTACCGCTGCTTGTTTAGCTATAGCATCCGGATATAGTGTATTTAATTGATCAATAATTTTCTGATCAGTAACTACCGTTGAGTCAGGCAATTCAGCTTCTGAATCCCGGAATACCTTTTCAACTTTGTCTTTATCTACAGTTTGCCACTGATCATTATATGTATAATATAATTTATTATCTAGTTCGTATATAATTGTAGATTGGTATGTATATGGATATATTATAGGCTCATCCACAGATATTTCAGGTGTGGTATTGATAACTTCAGTATCATCAATTGCTGGTTCTTGTAGATCAGCTGGAATTGGTTCAAGTGATAAATCAACTGCTTCTTTATTATTTATGTTTATTAATTTACCGATTAAATCTCGTTCTACAGTTGATACTGACTTAGATAATTTAATGCGACTTATTATATCGTCAATTGAAGTTAACCTAGATCTACCAATTCTATATTCATATCGACCACTTATGGTAACAACATCTTGCCCAGGTTCTGGTTGTGATTCGCGTGGACTGAGTATATCTTGACTAGGAAGTATCCATACTTTAAATACTAGATGTTGATCACTTTTAGTTAAGTTATCACTTATTATATACTGGTATTCACCATTTGCATATTTACTAGATTTACCAACTACTGCATTTTGAGAAATAAATTTTGAAATTGCAGTATAAATTTCTTTTTCAGTAAGGTCTGCAGTTTTACCACGTTTAATATTGAGTTTCATGGTAAATGAATATACAGCTCCAGCTTTTTGTGCTAACGCAAATTTGCGAGCATTATCTGGTTTTATAGTCCATTTAACTGTTCGTTGTTCGAATAATATAGTTTTAATAAGTCGTTCTATTAACATCATATTTGTATCTTTACTTTAAATATATCACCAATCAATCATTACTAGATTACCATTCCAATTCATTATGTTGTCAACACTGAAATCTAAATCTAATTCAAAATCCTGGATATTCATTTTACGAATGTCTGCCTGCAAAGCCCGTAAAAAATTAACTAGTTTTATATCATGATTACGGGCACCATCTGCATCTAAATAATCAAATATAGTTACTTCCCCACCAGCATCATATGCATATTTTTTAAAATTATTGATAAATTTAGAAATCATTGCAATTTCATTTCCTTGCAATTTATTAGCCTTTGACATAATATATGCCATTTTAGGAAGACCGTCGGTATCAGTATCATTAACGTAATATACCGGAATAAAAGTTGTAAATTCAGTATATCGACCAACAATAATAGATGCTACTTCAAATTCATCAATTTCCCGGGTAATTTTAAAAAGTTTGTCTTCGCCATCAATTTCATAGATACGACCATTATCACCAGAAGCAAAAAATCGAAACTGTTTGTTTATTATCTTGCGCAATAATTGATCAATTTCTGGTTCTGCTAGTTCTCGTAATAAATGTTTTAATCGTATCATGTTATCCTTTAAAAGAAATATTTTTGTCTAAATCAATTCTGATCAAGAAATTCATATCAACATCATCCCGTTTGCGAATTGGTTGAGCTAATTTTCCAATTGCCAGTAATTGCCCAAAATCATTGTATAATCCAATACATGTTATATATGGAGCAAATGTACTGCTAGTAACAAAACTCTGATAAGTTGTATCATTGTCAGTTGTTAAACTTAAATTTGTTGACATATTAAAATCACCAGCATCTAGTTTAGTTACAACTCCTAGTTCATGTATAGTTACTGTGCTTCGATATGTAATTGATTGGAAATTATTAATAATATTATTATAACGATAATCAGCAGATGATATTACTCCTAAACCTTGTTTATTGAAAATAGTTCCAACTACATTAGTTTGTAATAATGTTCCACCTTCGGTACGGTCCTTTAACGAACTTATGTTGCTAGTTGATAGTGCCGAGTTAAATATTCTTAGTTCATCTAGAACACCTTGTAGATTTGAGGTTTGGCTATTAAAACCACCAATTAACAACGGATCCGTATTATCTATTCTCGCAGATGCTGAGAATGGCGAGTATGTCGTATTAATTAATTGGCTAACTGCAGAAGCTTGCAATGTACCATTTACATATAATTGTAGTGAACTACCGGTTTTTTGACAAACAACGTGAGCCCAATCGGTTGAGATTGTAGATGATGTAATCTGAGTTTTAAATGTAGTAGTTCCTGCAATTGAAAATATTAACTTATTAGTAGAGTCTAATTCAATTTTAAATGGATATTGTGGAGCAATGCTACTAGTAGATTTTGTTAGTATTAATTGAGTGCTGCCAGTATTTGATGCTGATATAAAGAATGCTATAGCATAATCATTATCTCGATTATACATACCGTCTATAGTTGTTTTAATATAAGCCCCAGAAAACTTTGCTGCATACCCAATTGGCAATTGAGCTCCAGTTGTAGTAGTAACACCGGGAACATAAGTTACATTCGCAGATTCATAGTTAATCCTAGTTGTATCAAAATATTCATTGAATCCTTCGTAGTACTTAAGATTACTGGCAAATGATGATGTATCGACTGAATTATATATATTTCCAAATTTGTCAGACTGCAATGAACCTGTTGCTAATTGCATGGTAAATGTCGCCGGCTTTATTCCTTCGCCAATTTTAATTTGTGGAATTGAAAATATAGATGCTGACTGAAATAAAGCTTTTTTTGTTTGATTTAAATTAGTCGGACCATATGTTTTATAAGGAGATTCTTTGTGCTTATAAAATAAATGATTAATTGAA